CCCACTCACCACCTGTTGTACTAGTACAAACACTTAACGGTAATTGTTTTCCTTTATACGAAAAGAAATCAGGGTCAATACCAATACTATCAGATATACCAAGATAAGTTCTTCTTACATTATCTCCACCACTTTTAATTGAATCGTCTGTTCCTGAACTTAAACCAAATGGGGGGTTGTAAACAACCTCACCTGGATAGTCGTATTTAGTTTTCATAACAGGAAATGGTGATTTAACACCCGCGTAATCTCTAGAGTTAAACCCTAAAAATCCACAAGGAAGTGCATCTACCGGTGCGTCTTCATTAATTTCTATCATAATATGTTTTGAATTCAACTCATATTCACCATCCATAGTACCAATTTTTTTGGCTACGAAAGAATTATCGTTTGGATTCATATTACAATTTGTAAATTTTTCAAGAACAACAGGAGCACTATCAGTATCGTAAAAATCTCTAACTAATATATCAAAAGTTCCATTATTAAATGACATGTTAGCAATAGAGATTTTAACTTCCGTATTGGCAGCGTTTCCATCTGCTATAGTTGTAAATTTAAATAAGTTATAAACTTTATTACCTCTTAATTCAGACACAACCCAAGGGGATGTTGGTGATTGATATTTTTCTTGGTACCAACCAATCGTAGATGTATTGTCATCACTTCTGGAATCAGGTAATGCCGTTAATTCACAATTTAAACCTTTAATAAACCCTTTTCTATATCCATAAGATAATAATGTTTGAAACTTTTCTTCAACAAACAACGGAACTGTAGTTCTTGGTTTAGCAAAATTAGAAGAACCAAATACTTTACTAATATATTTAGAATCGGAATTTGATAAAGATGTTTCAAAGAAAAATACTTCACCATCTTTATTTGTCACATTTAATCCAAAAGTTGCAAATGGGTTTTTAATAACCTCGGAATAATTTGAGGTACAATCCATTGAAACATCTGATTCATTTGGTACTTCAAAAACCGCCCCATTATCACTACCGTAAGTTGCCACACCTCTTGAACGAAGAGTTGCCATAACTAAATCATCAAAATCAGTATAAGAAGTTCCAGAATAAACATATATTTCTCCGGTAACAACTCCTTCATAACAATTTTTAGTTGTTCCTGTGTTAGGTGTTCCTGTATTACCAACAACCGTGATACCACAAATCGCTTCAGTAACAACACAAACATTCCAAGTAGCTCCGGTTGTTTCATCTTCAGAAAGTAAATAATATTCTAAACATCCACCTGAAAAATTGTTATAGGTTTCACCACTTGTTTGACCCTCAATACCAATTGACACATTTCCATTTGGTACACAAGTATCGAACCCACAAACAATGTTTGTTAAATCAGTGTCAGTAGGTACTACAACAGTTATTGTGTTAGTATTGTAATTTATACTACCAATTGTTGTTGTGCCTAAGCCGTCAACAAGAATATTGGCGTTATTTCCAGAATTATCTTGTAAAATATTAATTGTGTCCCCACTTGCGTATCCCGTACCCGGTGTTACAATTTCAACATCTGTTACACCATTGTTACCGTCAACAGTAATGTTAACAGTTAATCCAACACCAAAACCATCAGACGAAGTATTACAAAGTCCCGCATCATAGGATGTTCCACTAAAAATAGACGTATTATCTAATGATGATACATATCCACCAACAGTAAACTCAAAGAAGGTTGCACAATTTGAAGTAGTTGATACATAATCTAGAGTATCGACAACACTATAAAAAGACGAACCCGTGTATGACCCACCACCATTATTATCAAATAATGAATAATACCAAGGGTCATTTTGTGGTGCGGTATAATCAGCTAAATCAGAACTAACATTATCAACACCAAAAACATTTGTTGACGCAGTATAAGATGTTAAATCTGAATAACTACTTGTAGGTATTGTACCAAAGTACGAAATTCCTGAATATGAATGGTTATAATTCAGAATTGAATCAAAAATTAAGTTATTAATATCTGACCGAAGTGTTGATGTACTACCATTAAATAATTCATATGAAGAATCAATTCTTTCTAATAAAAATTCTGGTAAATCAGTATCAATCATATCAATAGATGAAATATTATCATCACATCCGGAGAAACTATAAGAATACATATATGTTTCATATTCTTCACATATAGAATCACATCCAGGTGTTGAAGTGAAACAACTAAAATCAATTGTTGTTGAATCAACATTTGCTTTTGTTGTTATTGTCCATGATGGACCCGCATCGTAACCTGAAAGACCTAATATTCTGGTTACAAATAACTGATTAGATTGTTGTAAGTACGATTTAGCGATATAGGATGCTTCATACTTTGGTATTTGTGTGTTTATAAATTTTTCAGGAGATGTTCCCCCAAAATACGACGAAAATTCATCAAAATTTCGTATAAAGATAGGCTCGAAGGCTGGACCTTTTAAAGTCTCACCTACAATACCTAATGTGGTTACACCCACACTTTGAGCTACGAAACTTAAATCAACTTCGGAAGTATATACCCCAGGAGATACGAATACTTTGCTGTTTGTTGCCATTAGTTTGTCTTGTTTATAATTTTATTTATATATAAATATTAAAAAAAAATCAAAATACTTTACTTCCTAGTAACTATTTATATTTTAGGTAGATTATTTTCTGCCTTTTTTCTACTTATGGATAAAGATGTCAAAAAGATTAAAAATTTAAAGATATCCGTGGAGACACACGAGATTCTTAAAACTTACTGTGAAAAAACAGGTGTTAAAATGTATCGTTTTTTAGAACGATTGATTATTGAGAAATGCAAACCCAAAAAAGATATATATGGGGAAGATTAAAAGATGTTATCAATAAATTGAATTGTGGATTCTAATAACTCATCATTTTTAACAACAACCAATCTTAGGTTATCTCCGGAGTTAATTTGGATTAATTCTAAATCACTACCATAATAGTCGTCATTGATATAAACATCAAATGATTCAATATTTATTGTGGAACCAATTTTAATATCAACAACATAACTAAATAACTGTGTTAATGTGTCATTTCCGACTACAAATAATGCTTGACTGCCAGCACTTTTTTCTTCTTCTTTTCTTTTACCTCGTCTTGTTGTTTTAGTACTAAATTCAACAGATGTCAAAACTCTAGTAATTGCCGGAGACACTTCAAATTCATCTTCATCAATTAAAAATCCCAACATTGTAAATTCGTAACTTTGTATATAATATTTACGTTTTTCAACATCAAATACTGATTCATCGGTTATGGCTCCCATAATAATCGGAATATAATGTCCTTTAATTACGGCATATGATTGTCTTGAAGCAAATTTCTCTAAAATAACCTGATTAAGTTTATTTAACTCTCTCATTCTATTACAAATAATTTTTACCGAATAAGTAATATCAACCGGAACGGGTTGTGGTATGGTATAAACATCCATTCCATTTCTTTGACCATCAAATGTTGGTACTTGAGCATAAAAATATTGTCTTCTGTTGGGGATGTTATATAACAGAGCCGGATTGGTACCAAATTTAACTTCAGGTTGTCTAATTGTTGTTATAAATGGTGGTTCAGAATTTTTATCAATATTTTGAAAATTCCAAGTTTCTGTAAATTGAGACCAATTTTGGGTTGTAACAATAATATCAACAGTTGGTATTACTTTACCTTCAATAACAACTTTTAAATCATCCCTAACAAAATCTAAAAACCCTCTATCTAAATCCGCATGTAAAATTGATTTTGGAAGAAATGTACCGTCTTTATTAATTTTATCCAAAAGTTCTTCTCTTCTTGGTAAAAGAGTTTTAGATTCAGTTAATGGTATATTTTTTTTTATTTTGTTTGGTAACGGCATCTTTATTTTGTTATAAAAATTTTATTTTTTAAATTAATCATCTCCACTTCATTGGCGTGAAATATAGGTTCTTCGGTGTCTTTCATAACATAAGAATTATACTTGTATGGGTTGTAGGTAACAATATTATTGTTAGGTTCTTCAGGTAAATTCTCACAAGGGAACTCACAATAATCCATTAAAGTTCCAATAACAAATGAATGTACATTTTTACTTTTTTCTCTAACCACTCTTTCTCTACCACCTTGTCTAACTCTAAATTCGACATCTTCTAATTTAACATAATCGGAGTGTGAAATTAATCTACCCTTGTATGTTACCGAAAAGGTGTGCTTATGTAGGTTGTAATAAACCATTACTTTTTTACCGATATAATCGTTATCTGAATAAATTTCAAATAATCTTTTTGATTGAGATTCTGTTATTAATATTTTCATTAGTCGGGTACGATTGTTTTTATTGGTAAATCAAAGTTATCTTTAAACCACTCTTTCATAGGTTCTATCCAATAACTTCCAAACATATTGGTTAATTTTTCATAATCATTAACAATTAATATTGGTGCCTTTTCCCTAAAAGAATTAGTTGATTCGTCGTCCGAATAATATTCTTCTTCAATATATACAAAAGCAACACCATCTTCATCGTAATGACCTTGATATATATGATAAAAATACTCTCTTATGTATGGATTTTCTTCATCATCATATTCATCATCATTCCATGTGGTTGGATGAAAATAATCTATGTTACTTACATCAAAAGTATCTTCAATATAATTATATATTGTGTTATATATTTTATTTTATGTTATTAATATTTTCATAATATTTTATTACCTTTTTTTAAATTATCTTCAGCCCATAATGGTTGTAAATTACTATAATGACATAATTCATAAATTTCATTTTCTGTTTTAGCGGATGATAAAGGAATTATATGGTCAATATGCCATCCGTATAAACCATAATTATCCCAAGACATCCCTTCAATAAATTTACTTTCTAAATAAATTTTTAATCTTTTAGGTGTTATCCCGATTAACTCATATGTTGAATTATTTTTATTTATATTTTCTAATTTAAGAAAATTACTTAATCTACATCTAAGATTCTTCCATAATTTATATTCCGGGTCAATTTTTTTTCTTTTTTTATCATAATTGGTTTTATAAGATGGGTTATTTTTATTCCATTTTTTATTAGAATTAATAACTTTATCTTTATTTAATTCACCCCATTTTTTTTTACTAATATTACGAGATTCTTTAGTTAATTCATTATATTGAATAAAATATTCTCTATTTTCAGCGTATCTTTTTTTGGATTCAATTTTTCTACATTCTTTACAAGACGACCTTAAACCATCTTTTGAATTTCTCTCAACTCCAAAATAAATTAATTCTTTGTTAATTTTACAAATTTTACATACTTTCATTATAAACCTCTAAATTCGTTATTTGTAACCGGAGAAGCAATGATTGTTCTATAAAAACTTTTATAACCACCAATTGTGTGTTTATTATCAGAAGTCACCCTACCATCATTATTTACAGTGTAATATCTTACTTTATCCTCCGTTTCGTAGTATCCGATATAATCACCATAATTAATATCCACATCTAATTCTTCCAAATCTCTTTGATAAACAGAAAGTTTCATATTACCCGGCTCCATTTGGTCTAATTTTGATGTCCCCAAATATTTGTTCTCGGGAGCCAAAATTTGGACATAACCTTTGAGTTCAACGGGAGGGTGAAACTTAATACTATCAACTGACGCCTCTCCGTAAATGTCGTCTGTCTTGGTTTTGTATCTATCAATACGATATAGAACCACGGTAAAATTCATGTCTCCGTGTAACCATTCTTGACCGAATGAAACCTCTAAATTAAAATCTTCGGCTCCAAAGAACTTTCCAATTCTTGTGATGGGCACTTTATTATTCATATTGTTTTCGTCTTTTGTATTCGGATTCCGAACGAGTACCTGAATTATTAATTATAACATTAACACCAAAATAATTTTTTATGGTCTTTTGTATTTCATTATTCCACCCACTTCTGTAATTTACGGGAATTGCTCGAGTATTTGGATTAACTTTCAGATATTTACTATCGTCAGGGACAACATATGTTACCCTCATATAATATTCATCACCAGTATCGTCAGTAGGTTCTAATGTATAAATAAGTTCAGACACACCATTAGGTTTAATGTGTTTTATCATTTTATCTATTAATTTTTCTAATGTCTCTTGTTTCATTCCCATATCTTGATAAATATTATAAAATATGTTATATTTCTACTAAAAGAATAAAATTGGAAAACAATACATCTGAAAATTCTAATTTAACAGTAGAACAACGAGCAATATCTCTTCTTGACACTTATCGAGGGGCGAATAACTATATCCTAAAATTAAAATTACAAAAGGAAACTAATAAGAGATTTTTCCCTACTCGGGCACAATCTGACTACATAATAAATTATCACGAAGTAATACCAAAGGTGGCTAAAAGATGGGTTGATTTAGACCCCTACTTCGCCAAAAAAATTGCCGATGAAAAACTATTAACAAATATTCCCGAACAAGTATGGGTGGAAAAGTTATTAGTTGAGAAAGAAAAATCATATCATATTTGGGGTAAAGTTCTATCCGGTGAAACTATTAATGAATTTTGGTTACCGAAGGGTGCTTTAATTAAAACTCACACAATTAAAGATGTTGTGGTTGATTATGAAAAATATTCTAATCGTCCCCCACTTGAACATCAAAAACTTGCAATTGAGAAACTTGCCGGCTCAAAAAGATTTATTTTAGCCGACGATATGGGACTAGGTAAGACAACTTCCACCATTATTGCCGCATTAGAAACGGGAGCGAAGAAAATACTAATTGTTTGTCCGGCATCCCTAAAGATTAACTGGCAAAGAGAGATTGAGAACTATACCGATAGAAGTGTTTATATTTCTGAAGGTAAGAATTTCTCAATAGAACACGATTTTGTGATTGTGAATTACGATATCCTTAAAAATTTTTACGACCTTAAAGGTAAAACAGAATCTTTAATCACTCAAGGAAATTTTGATTTAATTATTTTGGACGAAGCTCATTATTTAGCCAACGGAACCAGTAATCGTTCTAAATTGGTTAATAGTTTTTCTAAAAAATGTGAAAGAGTTTGGTTATTGACCGGAACACCGATGACTAACCGACCAATGAACTATTTTAACTTATTATCAATCATTGAAAGTCCAACCGCTCAAAATTGGATGGCTTACGCCATTAGATATTGTGGTGGTTATCAATTTACCGCAGGAAAAAGAAAAATATGGAATGTTGCGGGAGCTACCAATTTGGAAGAATTAAGAGACCGAACATCAAGACAAGTTTTACGTAGGTTAAAGACAGAAGTATTAGATTTACCTGAAAAAATTATAACTCCGGTTTATTTGAGGTTAAAATCAAAACTTTATGAAGGATTGATGGGTGAATATTATGATTGGTATGATAAGAATCCTGACGAAAGTTCCTCTTTGACGGTTCAGTTTAGTAAGTTAATGAAGGTTCGTCAAGTGATTGCCGAAGAAAAAATCAAAGATACTATAGAATTAGCGGAAAATATTTTGGAACAAGACAAAAAAGTTATTATTTTTACCAACTTTACGGACAC